GACCCCGGCGTTGGCGTCGTTGTAGGCGATTTTAGACCCAGAGTACAGATAGGTGCCGATGGTAAACGACCCGATGGTCCCGGACGTGGCCGTAATGGCCCCGGTGATCGTGGCAGAGGTGGCAGTGAAAGCGCCCGCTGCGGTCAGTTGAGTGTTGGTGCCCTTCCAGGATATATTGCTGCCATCGAACTGAAAATATTGATTGGCGCCGTCGCCGATATAGGCTTTTGGAGTTCCGCCGCTGTATAATAGTTGAATGCCTTTTGCGCCGTATGTGGGATCGTTGATGCTAATATACGACCACACGCCGTTAGCAACGAGGTGAATAATATTAGACGCCCATGCGCCTGAGCTCATTGCATTGCCGGAGAGGGTCCACCCACCAATAGTGCCCGATACGGCGCGCATCAGCCCTGCCTTGCTGACCGCGAACGGGTTGGTCCCAATATCGTAAGTGGCGGCCCCCAGCCACATGTTGCCGTCTGTATCGACATGGAATGACGTGTTGTCGGCCCCGCCAATATCGATGGCCGTGGCGCTGATAGTGCCGGAGATGGTGGCGTTCGTGGCGATCAGGGCCCCGGTTTTGGTGACCCGGAAGGGGGCGGACCCGGCGGTGGCATGCCCGGCCCACAGCCGATACGTGGCGTCGGCGGCGGAGACGATCACCACGTCGTTGGATGTGCCCAGGGTCACTACGCCGGTGCTCGACAGGGTGGCATTGCCGCCGGTCAGGGTGGCCGTAGTGATGGTCCAGCCGGAGATCTGGGTGAGCTGGTCGGATATCTCAAAAAGGATGTTGCCGGATCCATCATACCCACCCATACCCCAGTGATCCGTGCCCCCGTCCTCATACAGATAGCCCACCTGGGCGCGCCGTAAGGGAGTGGCGTCCCAGACTACCAGCTTGGCCTGCGACCCGGATTCCAAGACAATGCCGGAGTTGGGAGAACTGGTAGGCGTGCCGGACACCAGCGAATAAATGTATCCCGAGATAATCGTCCACCCGCCGATCGTCCCGGTCGTTGCGGTAACAGAGCCTGTGATGGTAGCCGATGTCGCGGTCAGTGCCCCGGCGTGGGTGACCCGAAACTCGGCGCTGCCAGGGGTGTTATCGCCCGCCCAAAAGGCGTAGGTGGCGTCCCCTGCGCTGGTAGCCAGACCAATGCCGGTGGAGGTCATCTTGCCCGCGGCGATTACCCAGCCCGAAGCCCCGCCGATGTAGCCGGTGGTGGCCGTGATGACGCCGGTAATGGTGGCGCTGGTGGCAGTCAGGGCCCCGGCCTTGGTGACCCGGAAGGGGGCGGACCCGGCGGTGGCATGCCCGGCCCACAGCCGGTACGTGGCGTCGGCGGCGGAGACGATCACCACGTCGTTGGATGTGCCCAGGGTCACTACGCCGGTGCTCGACAGGGTGGCATTGCCGCCGGTCAGGGCGGCCGTAGTGATGGTCCACCCCGAAATCTGTGTGGTCTGGTCGCTGATCTCAAACAGCAGGTTGCCCATGGCGTCCAGCCCGCCGATGCCCCAATGGTCCGAACCGTCATCGTATAGCCAGCCCATGGCGGCCCGCTGAAGGCCGCTCGCGTCATAGACCGTGACGCACGGAAATTCCGTGGATCCGTCGCCCACATCCAGCACCACCCCCTCCTGGGGGCTGCTCCCGGGCGTGCCGCTGCCCAGGTTGTAAAAATACCGATGATCAAACGTCCACCCAGCCAGTTGAATCAGTTGATCGCTGATCTCGAACAGTACGTTCCCCGATCCGTCCTGACTGCCGATGCCCCAATGCTCCGTGCCTCCGTCCTCGTACAGATACCCCATGCGGGCACGGGTCAAGGGTGTCGCGTCGTAAACGATAATGCTCGACAAATCGCCCCCCAGCCCTGCTGCAACACTGAGGACGATCCCGGCATTGGGGCTGCTTTCGGGCGTGCCGGAGGTGAGTTTGTAAAAGTATTCGTCCGTAAAGGTCCACCCGGCGAAGCTCTGGCCGGCATTGCTGCTCTCAAATACAATATTCCCGCTGGCGTCCCGGCACCGCAGGCCGTATTCGTCGGACCCCAGATCGCCCAGATAGATGCGCTCCTGGTCCGAGACCAGGACGCGCAGGCAGGGGGCCGTGCTCATCTCGTCGGTGATCAGGATCTCGCCCGAGACAATTTCATGGGCGGTCAAATAGGTGCTGGGCCACCACTCATAAATCTGCACCCCAGACCCGCTCTCCACAAACAGCTTGACGAACCGGGCCTGCACGATGGCGGGCAGCATGGTCACCACCTTGTCGTTGGCGTCCTTGTCGGTGGTCAGGTAGTTGGTCTGGGCGTCGGCCTCCGCGCTGTATGCAGTCAGGACCAGGCCGGTGTCCAGGGCGTGGGCGGCGGTCCCGGCGTAATAGGTCCAGCTATCGTCCTCGCTCTCCCGCATGGCAATATAGATGTTGGCGTTCGCTGCCAGCCAGAGCAGGTGCTTTTGGAACAGGTGCGTATACGCATAGGTGTAGGATATCTCGCGCCAGGCCATCAGGTGACTGTTACGCCTCCGCTGCCTAAAACGTTGTTATAGAGTTCGTCCACGTCGCCGGTAATGCCCGCGCCCGCGGTCATGGTTAATTGGACATAGGCCGTGTAGGGCTGGTTCGCCGTGCCCGATCCTGAGGCTGGGGTCTGAATGGTGTAGGCCCCGGCGGCCGGGTTGCCCACGACCGTGAGGACGGTGGCCGTATTGCTGGCGATATCGAATGGGGTGAACGTGCTGTCCAGGAGGACCGATCCGGCCCATTCGTCGGGCGTCCACGATTTGGTGGTGTCGGTCAGCGAGTTGGTCCCCACGCTGGTGGCGGTCCCGCTGTCGTCCAGGCCGGAGTAGAGATAGAATTTGTCCTCTACAAAAACCTCGATGTCGATAGGCACGCGCAGGTGCCCGTTGGCGGCCAGATAGGCGGCGGCCTCGGCCAGGGTGAGACCCCGGTGGGTGCTGTTGGTCAGGATATTTTCCCACTCGCCCCACGATCCGCTGTCAATGCGGGTGCGCACAAAATAGCTGGCAACGTCGGCCTCGGTGTTTTCGGGCCAGGTGAACTCCACCCCGCCGATGCGGCTGTAGGCGGTAACGCTGGCCGGGGCGGCCGGGGCCTCGTTGGTGCAGATAATGACAGCGGGCTCGGCGGTCTCGCAGCCGTGGATAATGCCCCACAGCTTGATGGTGATCACGCTCTTGGGATACCCGCCCGTATCCAACACGTTGGCGTCGTAAACATAGACGGCCTCGGACCCCGGCCCCATCACCTCGCGCAACACCGTCCCGGTGGCGGTGTCAATGGCCTGGACGCGAAACTCGTCAAACTCCTGAGAGGGAGGGGCAATGCCAGCCCCGCCGGGTTCGTCCCCGGCATCGAGATCGAAAAACACGGTGGTGTACCACTCGATGTGCAGATCCAGCCCGGTCCAAATGTTTTCGCCGGTATCATCGCCCGTGACCCGGAGCCCATGGGCCCGCCAATACGGCGGCAGGGTGTCGCCATAGCCCTTGAAATCAATATCCACAAACTCGGCGTCCATCCCCAACGCTCGATTGGCGCTGACTGCAAACTGATAGGTGGTCATGGGGTGGAGCAGGTCTCCCGCGATCTTGGCCTCGGGGTCCGACGTCTCGCCCCAGTAGGTCCATGCGGCCTCGGTGTCATAGATGCGATACCACACATACCAGAGATAGGCGTGGCCCCGCCAGGTAAGGTGGACAAATGCCTCGAAATAGGGGCGGTCCCAGTTGAAATACTCGGCGGCGGCCAGATCGCTGACCAGGACCAGATCGGAGATGGACTCGTCCTCGGCAATGATCTGATCCGGGGTGTAGACATCCACATCGTATTCCAGGGCCGTGATCTTGCGGGTGAGGTCCCCGGCCCGCGTGATGTTGACGATCCGGTAATCCCCGGCCAGGGCGCCCACGGCCCCAAAGGCGTACACGGCGCCGGCAGCCGGGTTGTTGGTCCAGGTCCCGGCGGCCAGGGTTACCTCGTCCGTGGTGGTCTCGACCCCGACCGCGGCGATGGTCCCGGTTTCCATGTCGTCGTAGCCGTCGGCGTCCACGTCGGTCTGGTGGCGGATCATGATCTGGTAGGTGGTCCCCGGCTGCATGGTGACGCTGCGGTCAATGGTGACGGTGTTGTTGGTGGACGAGACCACCCGCCCCGAATACCCCCACTGGGGCACGTCGTGCGACACATAGATGAGGTCCCCGGCCTGGGCGGCGAGGGCGTCGACCTCCACCTGGAAGCTGACCACCTTTTTGAGCAATTGGTTGCAGGCCAGCATATACTGGGCGTGATAGATGGCCAGATCTCGCCGGGTGCATCCGATGAGGTCGAGCTGGGTGGTCTCATAGATGGTGTCGTCCGATTCGGCGTAGTCCTGGCGGTGGACCAGGACGGTCTTGCGCACATAGTCGTCCTGCTCGTCATAGAAGGTGCACTCGATCTGGTTGCAGCGGTTTTCCTGGCGAAGATAGTCGATTTCGAAGGTATCCTTGACGATGTTGCCAATGCCGAAGAGCTGCACGGGCGTCCCGGGCCGGTCCACCAGGCAGCCGTAGCTGGTGCCCTTCTGGACCACGCGGCCCCAGCCCAGGGTCTCGATCAGGCCCAGGGCCACGTCGAAGCGGCGGGTCAAATCAAAATAGATATTGCATTTAAAATCGTGCTTGCGGATGTAATAGCGGTTGCCGTTGACCCCGCCGGCCCCACCCTGGAGCGTCAGGGTGTCGTCGGTGTTGCTCTCGATGGTATAGGATGCGCCCGCGTCATAGTCCACCGCGACGTACCCCTTCCACTGATTTACCGTCCAGTCCTTGGAGGTATCCTCGATCTCGCCTGACCCGCTGCCAGCCGTGGCCGTGCCAAAATCCGCCGCGGAATAGATGCCATACGCCCCCGCTGCCGGGGTCCCGGATACGGTCAGGGTGGTGGCGGTGTTGGAGGCGATCTCGAACCAGACGTCGGCTGAATCGATCAGGATATAGCCCGCATAGGCGTTGATGTTCCAGGCCTGGGCCGTGTCGGTCAGAAAGGTGAGCCCCACGCTGGTGGCGGTCCCGGCCTGGGCCTTGTCGCGTTCATCGGAGGCGTCGTCGCACCAGTCGGCCCAGTCGTCAAACTCGGAGTAAAGCATCTTGTCGCCATCCACCCCATAGCCGTAGTCGTCGTTGGTGACCATGTCGAACGCGGCCCAGGCCGGGTTATTGGACGGCTTGTCCACCCAGGCGGCCCCGGTGTAGACGCTGACGTTGTCGCGCTGGACCAGGCAGGAGATGCGGGGGATCATCCCGTTGAGCTGGTCGGTGGACAGGGCCCTGACGGCCAGCAGCGATGCGCCCGGATAGGTAAAATCGTCATAGATCACGGTCTGATAGTAACTGAACGTGACAGCGTTCATATAGAGGTTGTCCCCCACCCCCGGGGGCTGCTCGGCATAGGCCAGCTTGACCTGATAGGACCCGTGGGTCAGGTTTTTAAACGTCCACTGGTATCGGATAGGATCGGCCTGGGCCCCGGTAAACTCATGGACCTGGTTGACCCAGGATCCCCCGGAGATTTTAACGCCGGCCAGCACCTTGACGGTAATCGATTCGATGCCCGACCCGGTATGGCGGCCCAGCCCTGGCAGCACGGCAAAGACCCGAATCTCGTCAAAGGCCGATCCGGGCACGTTTTCAACGACGCTTTGACCGGCGGCCCCGTCCGAAAAGGCCCGGTATCCCGTGAGCAAAATGCCGTGGCCGGATTCCGCCGTGCTGGAGTACAGCTTGACCTCGACGTCATACTGATCCGCAGCGAGGCCGTCGATCTCGCAGTTGATGAACCGCGTGTCTTCATTGACCAGCCATTCGGTCCCTGCCGTGCCGGTATAAAATATCTTGCGCGTGCCGGGGAATGAGAGCTCCGAGCTCCAGGCCCCAGCCGGTGAAGATCGATAGCGCATTTTGACGACAAAATCCGCTGAGCCGGGGATGGTGCCCACAAACGAGCCAGGATCCCCCAGCTCCTCAAAAAATTCCTCGTCAATTTCGAGATCGATCAGGAGGCGGACAATATCGTCTTTAACGGTGGTAATGGTAGATGACCACGACCCCACAATGAGGGTTTCGTCCGGGTCGATGTCTACCTCGACGGGTACGGAGGGGGCAGCGGAATCGGGGTCCAACTGGCCGGATTCTACGTTGTGATCCGTAATGGTGTCGCCAAAATTTTCTAAGGGGACGTCGTTGTCAGATCCGCCAACCCGGATCTCATGGTAAACATTATCAAAATCCTCGATGGCCGTGTCGTTGATAATGATGTCCGTAATGCCGTCCACGGCATGGTCGGCCACGGCATAGAGCATGTTGAGATATTGCTTGTTTTCACACAGCTCCGTGTATTTGCAGATCAGGGGCGGCTGCACGCGGCAGCGGCCATACACCACGGGCCAGGGGATGCCCTCGTTTTCCAGGTTCTGGCGGGTGTCCCACGAATACGTTGGGCTGCCGGCTGACAGATCCGGCACGTCGGCCTGCTGGGGCTTGAGCAGCGTATTGACCAGGACGCCCCCGGCCATCATGATGCCCCCCGCAAGCATGGCCCCGCCCATGGCAGACCCGCTCACGCCCCCGGCGATGAGCGGCGCGGTCCACCACTGCTGGGCTGCGACCGCGGCCACCATGACGGCGAGCATGGCCACAATGCCCAGGATGTTTTTACCCCCCTGGTCCCCGCCGTGGGGGACCAGGCAAAAGACGATGTTGTCGCCCGGCGTAATGGCGACCGAGGCGATCTGATCGGGTACAAGGGGAACCCGGTTGAGGCTGACGGCGATCTCCATATCAGCCGGGGCCTGGGGGAATATCTGGCGGGCATACTCCGGGATGGCGCGTCCGGGCACGTGGTCCACCCATTGCGAGACCTGGCTGGTGGTGGGCTGCCAGGGGTTTGTGACCGCTGTGATCAGGACCTTGTTATCCGGGATGATAGGCATAAAACCCTTCGATTTTGCGCGTGAAATACGGGTGTGCGATCCGCTCCAGCACGCTGTGCTGTTTTGCGAGCGTATGGAGCATGAATCCGTTGCCCACATAGACGCCCAGGTGGTTGCAGGCCTCCGGGATATTGGGATCGATCCGCATGACCACCAGGCAGGGGACCTCTGGCTGGGCCGTGCGGCGCCACTGCGCCCGCTGGGAATCCACCGTGTCGTTGATGTCTGCGGTGGCAAAGCACGACACGCGGTAATCCGGCAGCTCGATGCCCCACAGGCCCCGGTAGGCCAGCATGGCCAGGCCCCAGCAGTCGGCGCCCCTGGCGATAGAGCGCCCGCCGTTGACAAACGGGATCCCGATGAATGGCCGCAGCCGCTGCATCACGTCCCGGTTACGCATACAGCCCCCGTCGGCCCGCGCCCGGAGCGCCCCCAAACCGGTCGGAATTGCCCAGCTCGCGGCAGCGGGTGAGGGTTCGGTCGCAGACGGTCTCGGCCCCCGCATAGCCGCAGCGGGTCCCCTTGAAAACCTTGTAGCGGCAAAAGTTTTTAAAGACCCGGTTGCGAGGCCACCGCCGGTCAAACGGCCCGACGCTGCCCAGGGTAAAATGCGCCCATTTGCTGTCGGCCCGGGCGTCGATGACCCGGTAGGTCAGCTCGATCTCGGGATCGGTCAGATTGAGGTGGGCCGAATGCACCACCCGCAGGGTTACCTCCGCATCGATGCCGCCGTTGCCTGCCTCCATATACTGCTCCATCACGCGGGAGGCGTTGCCGAGCCGGACGGTCACCTTGGGCCGCTCGCCCTTGGCGCTGTCCCCCACCTCTTCCAGCTCGAAGGGAAATGCCGTGTACGTGTCTCCCCCCGTGGGCCAGACGATATTCGCCGTATTTGAGCACACGCGCACCGTGGTGGGGCCGTCGAAGGTGATCTCCATCAAGATGAGCCAGGCCCCGGTGTTGACCAGGGCGTTTTTCTCGGCAATCGCGGCGGTGGAGAGCGTGTGCATATTATGCCTGTTCGATCTGGAGCCCCGACATGCGCCAGGCCGTCACGCCGGAGACAAACCCGCTGAACATGGCCGGTGGCAGGCGGTCCTCGGAAAACCGGCAGGTGTAGACCGTGGACGTAATCGGGTGGGTCCATGAAAACGTGGTCCCCAGGTTGGTGTCGAAAAACGTGCACAGGGTAGCGTAGTCCGTCTGGCTGAGCGCCCGCCATCCCAGGACAAAGACCCACCGGGTGCTGGTGGCCCGTGCCCGGCTTTGAACCGCGCCGTTTTCAAACTCCGTGCGGACCTGGCCCCGCTGCGGGTATTGCTCAAACAGGTCGCTGCTGCACTGTGCGATGCTGGGCCAATTGGCCATATCGTTACCTCCCCATCATGTTGCGAAGCCCGCCCACGTTGCGCTCATAGGCATCCAGCCACACGCCGATAACCCACTCCTGTCCATTCCATTTGGGTGCGTCCTGGCGGGCCTGGGCGGCCTGACCGGTGTTGTTGGTGACTACCACGGTGACGTTGGGCGGGGCAGCGCCCGAGCCCTTGATCCCCAGATCGCCACCCGGCAGCCGGGTAATAGGAAAAATCGCCTCGTCCCCGGCCTCGCCCGCCAGCCCCATCCCGCCCGAGGCCATGGGGAAGAGTGTCGGTCGATCGATAATCCCGCCTTTGGCGTAGGGCTGGGGCGCGCCGGCCACAAATACGTTCCCCTGGGCGCTGGGGAAAGCGGCGCCCATCCATCCGGTGAATGCGTTTAGCAAGGGCTGCACTACCATTTGCTGCATAACCATTTGGGTCAGCATGCGGCCAAAGGATTCGGCGATGTCGGAAAATGAGGTTTCGGCGCCCCAAACCAGATCGGAAAGGGTCTTTGAAAACCCGGAGGCCCAACCGGTGACGGCGTTTTTGACGGATTCGGCCATACTTTCGGCGCTGTCTGTGATTTTGCCGAAATACGCGTCGGGGTCGCCAAGGGCTTCTTCGAGCCGTTCGGCCATATTAGGCATATCGGGAGAAATACTTCGAATAGCCTCCTCACTCCATTGTTTCGCCAGGGCAATCGCTTCTCGCTCAGCATTATTATTTTTCTGTATCCATTCATTCATGCTTTGCCATGTGCTGGTGGATTGCGTTTCGAGCACCTTTAGAGAATTGGCAGCCTCTATTTGAAGACGATCAACCTCCCTTAAAAAAGCGTTATACTCCCTGAGATCTTGAGACGCTGTGACTGTAATCGGCGGCAATGTAAAGGGTTTTACAGACGAAGCGACCTTTTTTAAAGCGTTGGAAATAGCGTTGGACTCTGCCTCCATTGCCGACTGTAAGGCTCCCGATATATCGTAATCTTGAAGTTTGGCTTTAGCTTCTTCGAGCGCACGCTCATAGTTTGCCAGTTCCTTGCGGAGATAATCAGGGGCCGGGAGAACGCTGGATAACTGCCCTCCATACATGCGCTCCCGCAACTGTTGAACTTTGTCTTCCAGGTCCACCACGGTTTGTTCGAGTTGATGTCGGATCGGACCAGCATCGAATTGATTGACTAAGGCCTGTAATTCCTTGAAATTGGCAGTGGCGACCTGCGATATTTTGAGCTGGCCTGATGCAACAAGCGCAAATGCAGCGGCTTGTGTTCTAACGACTTCCGCCATGTGGGCCATGCCGCCGATCAAAACAGCCCCCTTTTTGCCACCGACAGCCAAGCCGATCAATCCATATTCAACGATAGCGGGGTCATACGATATTATTGTCCAAATGCGTTGCAGTCCGTCTGTGATTTGCTGGATAAATTCCGGGACTCGCTGTTGAATTAAAGCTCGGTTCTGAGTAATCCAATTGGACAACTGCGTATTGATATTCACAAGGGTGTTTTTAACTTCATCGAGTACGCCTGACTCCATGACTGTTTTTTGCAAATCGTACCATGTATTTTTTAACCGATTGACAGACGCCTGTGCAGAATCAGCGGCATTGGCCACCTGCCCTGCAAACTGACTGCGCAACGTCTGGGCAAATCTGGGAAGAAAATCGTCTGCGAGGACTTTCCCCTCTTCGAGCATTTTGGACAACTGGGCCGTGGTAACACCCATCGCTTTGGCTGCAATTTGAAAAGCGCCCGGCAACCGTTCTCCTAATTGCCCTCGGAGTTCTTCCGCCTGAACCTTCCCCTTGCTCAGCATTTGGCCAATAGCAGTCAGGGCGCCTTCAGCTTCGTATGTGGACATCTGAAGGGCTGTAGCCGCTTCAGCGACTGCGATATAAATGTCTTTTGTGGCCTGCCCTTCCAGTGCAGTGCCTCTCGCAGCGGCGGCCAGGTTTTTGTAACTGTTTACCTGGTCCTCAAATACCAAACCCAGCCGCTCAGATTCTTCTTTTAAAAATACCTGCGCAGCAGTTGCCTCCTGTATAGACCCGGTGGCCGCAGCCAGACTGCGTGCAATGCGGTCGCTCGACACTCCGACGTTCCACATGCTGTCGGCTAAACTTTTCAGTCCGTAACCGCCGACAAGACCAACCAAAGCGCCTTGAACGCTCAGAATATTTTGGGTCAAAGACGTTAGAGACGTTTTGATGGCATGAGCGGCGCCCTGAATGGTTTTGGTCGCCATGTCTTTGGCGGAAAGAACGACCTCTAACTTTGCATCCGCTGCCATCAGATACGCTCCCCTGCCAGCTTGCGGCGGTAGTTGTTGCGGATATTGCGGTATGCTTGGTGTTGATGACGTTGCCAGAACGGCGTAATGATAGGCCTGGCCGGAGTTTTAAATATGGTGGTAGATTCTTTCGGTATAAAACGGCGATAAATAGATCGCTTGCCTCGTTCGGTCATGATTTTAACCAAATACCTGCGCCTGGCTTCACGTACCGGAGACGTAAACCCTTCCTGATGCATTTCGGCAAGTCGTTTCCAGCTTTTGCTCACTCCTGGCCCTACCCAACCGATATGCATCACAATCGGGTCTTTTGTGGGGATGTAATATCGCGCTCCAAGGGTAAGCCTAACGAGTGGCTTTTGCCGAGGCTTTCGAGTGTACGCCTTGCTGATATAGGTCCTTGGAGCAAATGCTTTTCCGCCTGGGGCTCCTTGTTTTATTTCATCGATAAGGACTTTTCTCAGCCTGAATCCTTCAACTTTAATGGCATTGTTAAGGGCCTTTCTCTCCGATTTTATTTTTGCCCCCAGACTCTTTTCCAATGATTTCAGTCCGGTCATGGTTATTTGTATCGGCAGCATGGGCGTTTACCTGTTTGATCTGTTGTCGTTCTAACATTTGTATTTGGGCGATCAGGCGGCGCGTGATGGGGATGTCCATTCGGTCGGCGACGGCAAACAGTGCCGAGTAATCCAGGCCGATCAGGCCCCCCATTGGGCCGACTCGCCACTGAGATCCGCATACATTGAACACATCCCAGGCATCCTGGTTGGTGGAGATGAGGTCTGGGGGTCGGCCCCACTCGCAGGCGAGGCAGTCCGACGGGGGGCGACCTTTGCGGCATGCTTTGCAATACGCGATTCGGGACTCGTCATGATGCCACTCCCAGACCTCAATCAGTTTTTTGCGTCATCGGGTGAAACGCTGCCGCTGGTCTCGGCGATGATCTGGTTTAGAATCTTCATGCAGTCTTTTTGATCTCGCTCATCCAGTTCGGCAATCTGTTCCGGCGTGAAGACCAGAAGGAAAATCTCGTCCATTAAATCGTCTACCTGCTCCGGACGCAGATTGCCCATATTGTAGCCCTTGGCCTTTAAGGCCTTGACCTCTTTGCGTTTTAACGATCTCCCCTCAAATTCCATTAGTCATCCTCCGCTTTCTGACCTCCGACCTCTGACCTCCGACCTCTGGCCCTTGACCTCCAACCTCCAACCTCCAACCCCTCCCCCTTAAGCGTGCGCATCCGCATTCAGACACTGCACCCAAATGCTGGAGGCATCTGCATCATCGTCATAATAGGCCGCCCAATCGAGGCTGATCAGAATACCCTTGGGGCCTTCCACCAGGGTTTTGGGGCGAGCATACTGAAGCTCGTCAAAGTAGATCTTGAGCCCATAGCTGCCTGACACGATCTCGATGCCGATGCTGGTCTCGGTGCTGGCGACGGCCTTGTCGGCCAGGGTGTGATTTTCGAACAGCGCGGTGAGATTGCCGGTGACCGATAGCACCCCTTCGGGCAGGCCGCCGCGTATGCCTGCGCCTCCGATCACAAAACAATCGGGATCGAGGCCGAAGTCGACCGCAAAGGACAGGGTCTTGACATTGGCGATACTGGAACCGCCCTCCTTCAGGCTGGCCTCGAAATTGTCGAGACGGCCCAGGGTCAGGCTGTTGGGCGTAGCGTCGAGGGGAGACGTGCCAAGGGTTTCGGCGGAACCGATAATGTCGAACGTGCTGACCAGCTCCTCATCCCCGCCTAAATTCATGGACCATCGGGATATTTTGCAGCCGTTGTATTTCCAGTATTTGGTGATGTCGGTAAACCCCTTGTCCAACACCAGGGATTCCTGGTCATCCTGTACGGTAAATTTGTGGGTATAGACCGGTCCGCCGGAGGTGGTCGGGTCTTTAAACATAGCCTGGAGCCAATACCAGAATGCGGTGTAGTCCACCGGGACCACGATCGATCCGTTGACGTTACGATTACCGTCCCAGGGGACGGTGGGGTTTCGATCGCCGCGCAGGGTGGCCGGGCTGTTTTTGGACTGGTCCGCCGCCAAGGTGATGCTGTTGACCGGCATGATATACGCGTTGGGCACTGCGGGATCGGCGCCGTATGTGGTTTCGTAATCCAGTAAGAGCTGGACTGAAGAGCCTTTTGCCTGGGTCATAATAACCTCCTATTCAAACGGGTCGACGCCGATGAGCGCGTCTTCCAAAATGGTGATCGACATGTCGCACACAAACCAGGGGAAGTTTTCTAAGGGGCCATACTCGGTGGCAATACTGTCCACCGTGCAATTTCCCATACTGGCCCCTGTAACAGCGTTTCGAGTGTAGCGGCGCATGGTTTCGAGCCGAGATCCGCCGTTGTACTCGGTTTGGTTGGTGTGGGTCGGAGTGGCCTTGGTGCTGTCGTTTACCGCGCACCGAACCCCAATACCGTGGCTTCGAGGATCGACGCCCTGGCCTTCGGTCTTGCTCTGCTTGTAGATCACCACAAACGGCGCATCCGACGCCTCCGGCGGCGCATGCTGGTCCATGTTGATAAAAACCTTGTGGGCCTTTCCATACGTGGTAGTTGCCCAGGCCGACAGCGTGGCGTTGGACGCGATCGCGTCGGCCAGCGTATCGAGCAGCGTGTCGATCCTCATAGCGTCGGCCTCACGTTGCGAACGCAGATACAGACCCACTCTCCGCCGAAGTCGCCGAAGTCGCGGGCCTCTTTAACGGCCATAACCTCCCATGACTGGGAGGTCCCTGCGCCATCCAAGGTGGTAAAGGTGCTTCGGTATGCCGGTTTTGCAGCCACCTCGGATTGCCGAACGCGAATCTCTGCCGGATGTTCGAGCTGCATATCTTCAGCGGACGCGTCGGCCTCTTCATCGATGAGGACAGTGACCGATGCCGCTGCGCCGGAAACCGGCGTATAGGTGGCGGCAGTCCCCATCAGGGTGTAAATCGCATCTTCCGCGCTCATGCCGGCTCTCCGGTGAGCGACCGGCCTTCCTCATCCTGAATCCAGTTGCCAGATTCATCCAGGATGGGAAGGGCGCTCACGTCTTCCAGGGTCAAGTTGACCCTGCGAAGGGACACGGGGGTTAATATGACCTCTCTGAGTGTGGGATACGGCTCAAACATTAGCGGTCGCTCCCAAACAGGTAGGCGTCATAGGTTTTTGCCGCATCGAAGCTCGCCGGGGTAATCTGGACCGAATCGGCATAACAGTCGAAATCGACCACCAGTTCAGATCCCGTCATGTCAATGGACCCAATCTCTGAGTACGCATCGGCCCCCGGCGTGCGGACGGCTACGGTCAGCGTGCCCGCCGTTGGCGTGGCGCTGGGCACGATCTGAAGCTGATGGCGGCGCGTTTGCTCCCACCCGGTCAGATCGAACACCTGGGCGCCATCGGCCTGGGCAAGCCCCGCTTTTACCAGGGTCTTGTAACTCATGGGGCACCTCTTATGCGGTCATGTAATATTCAAGTGCAACACAGATTTTGCCGGCAGTGAGCGCAGCCACTGCGACGGTGAACGTCAGCGCTGTAATGTTGCTGGTGACTCGGATTGCCGAGGCTGCGCTGCCCACCGGGACCGTGGCCAGCATAGCGTTGAGTGAATAGGTGGCTTTTCCGGTGGCGGCCTTGATGTCTTCGGTGGTCAACGCCTTGATGGCGACCGTTGCAGACCCGCCGCTGAGGACCGCAGTCTTGACATGAATCATCCCATCATGAATAATTGCGCCGGAGGGGATAACGTCCCCCTCGACCTCGATGTCGCCGACGCCTCCGCCATCTCGAGCAAAATCGTATTCGAAATAGGCGACCCGTTTGTATTCAACCAGTCCTGAATTTTCCATGTGTCAAATCCTCCTTTAGTGAAGCGGGCCTTTCGGCCCGCCCATCGGGATGTTAATTGCCGTTGTTGCAGTACAGACCGCGCCAGTCCATGGCCTTGGCCCCGCAGTCGATGCGGACCTTGTACTCGACCCCGTCCACGTTCCACCCCTCTTTGGATTCCATGAAGGGTTTTTGGTTCCCGTTGAGAAAGTAGACGATAACGGTCTTTCCCTTGGCGGCCGCCAGATACCACTCTGCCGGATCGTTGTCATCCAGGCGGGCATCGTAGACGCGGGTAAAATAGTTGCCTGCATAGGGGTTGACCCGGGTTCCTGCCAGGGACGAGTCTGTTCCGACAGTGTCGCTGTCCGTGAACCGCTCGGAGCGAAAAAACACCTCGGCGGTCCCTTCGAGGGCCTTGGGGCTGATGAAAAACCGGGGGCGAATGTTGAGACGCCTCAGGTCCTGGAGGTCTTTTTGGGTGCCCATGGCCAGGATGCCAGCCGCGATGGTGGCAATGCCGGGGACGGCGCCGGACCCGCTGGCGACGTAGTTGTTATGGGTGGATGCGTCGAACAGGGAAACTCCGTCGCCCATGGCCGCATTGGCGGTCAGGATGGCATAGGCCACATCGCCCACTTTGCGGGCCGCTGCCTCGCCGTGCATTTGCGGAATGTTGGTCAAGGCCCCCAGATCGTCATTGATGATGGTCTGCCGCGTAATGGCAAACATTTTTCCGTAGGTGGCGATGCTGAAGCTCTCCTGAGTCTCGGTCCGGTCGCCGTACTTGTATTCCATCCCCTCGGGGAGCTCATCCAGGTCGGACGCCTCGGAGGCGCGAGGCCGGTAGTTGGTTTTGAAATCCGGGACGCTGCCGACCCCGCACCACTCGGCCCATGTTTCCTCGGCGGTGTCGAACCCGTCGAACAGGGCCTTGTTGGCCACATTGGCCAGGATGTAGGGGAAATCGGAGGTAGTAAGCGCCCTTCCGACCATCTCCATGGGCTGGCCGGTCTCCTTGAGGCTGTTGATGCGTAGGCAATGGCGGGCCAGTTCTCGCAGGGAATAGCCTGCCAGCTCCTGGGCGCCGGGGGCCGGGGCGGCCACCTGAGACCCTGCGCGAAGCAGGACCGCATCGATGGAGGCGGCGCGGAACTTGTCGCGCTCATCGGCGATCATCTCGACGCGAGGGCCGCGATACCCGATATCGGGCGGCTCGCTGGTTCGTTTGGCCAGGGCGGCCTCCATTACCTCTTTGCGAGCCTGATCAACGGACGTTCCTGCATCGACCATAGCCTGGGCCATGTCAGCCAGGTCAAATCGCGCACACATGGCCGTGATCTCTCGAATGCGGTCTCGTTCGGCGGCGATGGCGGCCTGTCGAACATCGACGGGCGGGATACTGGCTTGGGGCGGGTCCTGAGCAGGCTCAGACCTCCCTGCGGAATCTGGAGAGGTGAGGGTGTCCAGGTAGGCCCACGCCTCCTCATCCGTCGCATCCTTGGGCAGGCCCCGGGCTTCGAGGGTTTGTCGCAATCGTTTTTCCATAGTACTGTCCTCCTGTGTATCGTTGGGTGTGGTATAATGTTCCGCTCGGGCCTTGGCCTGCGGATCGGCGCCGATGGGTACGGCCGACAGCTCCTTTAGCTGCCATTGGGTGGATACGCGCAGGGGGCCGGCGTAGGTCTTCCCCTGAATCTCGGCTTGTTCGTTTTCGGGCACCCACTGGCTTTTGGTGACGCGGTATCCAACCGAAAAATCGGTGAGATGCCCCTCTTTCAGCTTGGTGAACGCATCGGCCGCGGCCTGGCTGAACTGAACGCGGCCTACGATTCGGTCCGGCTCGGTGCGAATGTTGCGAAACGACCCGATGACATCCCCGATGTCGTACCGGTTGTGGGCGTTTAGCAGGGGGACCTGGCCGCTCTCGGGCAATTCCATGCCGGAGGTCAGCAGGACCTCGCGCACCACTTCGAACCGCTGCCAGTCGAATACCTCCGCCGGGGCCTCGGTGGTGGCCACGACCTCGACGGTTCGCTCATCATCGTTGACGGTCTGGGGGATTCCCCGCCGGTCAACGGACAGCGCGAAGCTGCGACAGGTGAGCCCTTCTGGTTCGGTCGGCTTTGTCTTGTTCTTCGGCATCTTCTGATTCTCCTGTAATGGCCGCCGGGTTGTTGTGAACGCCGGTGGCCGGGGTTTGGGTAAAGTCGAGACCCAGCTCCTCGGCCAGGCTGTTAGCGGCGGCAATTTCTCTATAAACCTCTTCGAGGTCTCTGCCTCGGGACCGGGCAATCTCCTGGGGGGACCGCAATCCAAAGCTCACCTCATCGATGCGGGCCTTGACCTCGCGGAGCGGGTCGATGGACTCCATACCGGGCGGCTGCCAGTCGGATTTGAGCCATGGGGCCGGGTTGGCGTAATACCCGGGAAGCGACAGCCTGCCGGTCAAGACGGCCATGTCCATAAACTCCCGCAGCGTGGGCAGGCAAAAATGGCGAATGTGGCGAACGCAGATGGGGCGAAGCTGCTGGGCAAAATCGTTGCGGACCGTGCGCGAGGTGCTGTAATTCATCCCCGCATAGTCGCCGGAGAGCAATTCATAGGGGACGCCGGTCGAGACCGACAGCATGGTCAGCACCAACTTGACCATGGGGGGAAAATTGCTGCCGGGCCGAGGATTGGACGCGATCTCGATATCCTCGCCAGGATTGAGGTATTCGATAATGGCGTTTTCCATGGTCTCGATCTGCTGGTCCGTGTCGGTATCCGTTTCGACGCGGCCATATTGACGTTCGTATGCATTGGGGGTCTTGACGAAGGTGAGATATTTGGCGGCCATTTTGGCTGCATCCATCTCGGTGTCCATGTAGTCGCCCAGGTCGTGGGCCACCAGGACCCCGGCGACAAAGGGAGAAATGCCGCGCAACTGCCCCGGTCGAAGCGTCTGAAAGTGATGCATCACGCGATCGGCCGGAATGCGCTGGGCCTTGCCCCACCCGTCGGGATCGGAAAAATGATAGGCCATGATCTCGCCAGTGGCTGTGTTGTACTCGATGCCCTGGTCCACCTCGTTGGCCGGGGACGCGGCCTGGGCGTGAAGATCGGTCAGCCAGTCGGCCTCATAGATCTGAAGGGCAAAGGGGAGGTAGGCCGATTTGTTGCGGGGCTGGGTCTTGACCAACAGAAACTCGCCGGTCTCGACATCCTGTCGCTTGGCGAGCTGCATCAACTCGTAATAATGGAGCTTTCGGGCCACATCGGCCTCGTCGGCCCAAAATGAAAAGGCGTCTTCAATCTGTTGAATAGCGCGTTTATTGAGGCCCCCATCGGGAAAATCGACGCGGCTTTGAAACAGGATGCCCTGGCCCACGGTGTAGTCCACCATGACGTTGACGGCCCGGGCAAAGTAGGGGAAATCACGCACCAGTTGGCGGACCCGGTTGCGCACGGTGGGGCCGGAGTTTTTGAGGATCGTGTTGACATTGGCATCGGTTGCGGACCAGGCCCCTGTCATGCGGTTGGTTTTGCTGGCTGCGTAGGCATCGGATCGAAGGCGGAGCTTGGCCAGTTTGCTGCGGTAGAAGTGTCGTTGAATGGCCCGTTGGGGAGAAAAGTAGGCGATAATGCGGTCTGCCAGGTTTTTCATGAGGATCGGCCCCCGTTATAGGCATAAACGCGGGTATAGACCGTTCCCACCTGGGCCTGCACGATGGAGCGCAAGGCCTGGAGCTTGTCCATGTCGCATTCGGCGTATCGAATGCTGCGGTCTCCGACGGCCACCTGGACCTCCCGCGCCCCGGTGGCCAGGTCGATAATGGCGGCCTCGATGTTGGTCAGGTCTGTGCTGGTAAACGCCATGAGTGCTCCTGTCTGTTCCTTCCCTCCAAAAGAAAGACCCGGCGCTTGCGGAGGTGGCGGCCTCCGCCAAGGCCGGGTCTGGGAAGGGAGGTGGATGAAAGATGACAGACTATATCATGGCTTTTTGATGGTTTTGGAAAACCGGTGGAGAATAGCGGAATTTAGCGGAGTTTAGCGAACTTTGCAGAAAAACCGACTGACTTTGTGCTTGACAGGGATTAAAAAGCATATTTCTCGCGCAGAGACGCAGAGGCGCAGAGAAGGTCAATTAAAACAAAAACCCCTGGTCTATATCACGCCCTCCCTCTGCGCCTCTGCGTCTTTGCGCGAGATAGTTTTTTGGGTTTGGGTGGGGCGAGGGGGGCTACCATGATTTGATTTTTGCGCCATTTGTCGATGAGGTCGGTGTCCGACATCCAGATCCCTCCGGTGACTTTGCGTGCGGGGAAATCCTGATTACGAATCAGCGCCAGGATGGTGGAGTGACTATACCCAAAATACGATGCAATTTCGGCCATGCCGTCCAGTCGGGACATTGCGGGGTCTCCTTTCTGTGTTTGCTACCAGCGTTTTTCTCGCGGCGCGGGGATGCGCGGCGGTCTGGGGGTTAGGGTTTCGGGGCGCTGCCAGTGACGGACAAAGATGTCCGCTGCGGCCCAGTTGTAACAGCTACAGTCCCAGGCGTGGTTGTCTTTGCCGGAAGGGCATTCCCACACGCCTTTGTCGTTGACAAACTCGGCGCACATTTGGGTGGCCCAGGTAAGCGGGGTTTCGCTGTGCAGATGCCAGGCCCCCGGATCGGCGGGGGCCACCTCGATGCGGCCGGCGAGCTGGTCTTTGTAGAGGTTGACGTTGAGCCGAAGGATCTGAATGCCGCCGGGAATGGGTTTGTTAGTGCCGGGGATCGTGTCTTGTTTGGACCAGGCATGCGTGCCGGTCATGCGGCCCTCGCCCTTGATGGGGATTACATGCCTGCCTCGGCTGCGGCACCACTGATAGACCTCCCAGGTGCGGTGGCCGCCCGAGTCGATAAAGACCAGTTGGACCGGGTAGGCTTTTTTATCGATGTCGTAATACGCATCCTCGAAGAGCACCTTGTCGAGGGCCGAAAAATCGGCCTTTCCATCGGACGGGACGTATCCCTCTCGAATCTGCCACGACTCGAATCCCTCGCCCCAGGCGCGGATCTCATACCAAAATCCATAATCCTGCGTATCCACGGCGGCAGTCAGGCCCACCACGCCCTCGGAGGGGACCAGGCCGCGGGGGCGGGTGTCGCGCAGGGCGAGGATGGCATCCTCTTTGCGGTCCTGGGTGTAGTCGAGCCACGGGATGGCCTGGTGGGCGTTTCTAAAATCCTTGAGCAGGGTTTTGTTGTGGAGCGATTTGACGAAGGCGGCGGCCACGGTGGAGAGCGACACAAATGGGGAGATCCACGAGGGGAGGTGGAACCCGATCTTGCGGGGCTTGTGGGCCTTGAGATACGCATCGATGGGGAGGCCGGTTCGCTGTCCGGTCCATTGGCCTGCGGCAACTGCCTTGTCTCGGTCGTGGTCGGCCCAATCGGCCTGACAGTGAATGCAGATGTAGCGGGCCAGGGAGTCCTTTTCGATCCGTTCGGGTGAAGGGTGGGATTCCTCGCCCTTCTCGTTTTTCTCTTTGGGCCAGCGAATCTGGTCGAACTCCATGGCCTGGCGCTCGCCGCAGGCCCAGCAGGGGACGTGGTATTCGAACACCTCCTCGGCCTCGGTCTGCAATGCCTGCCAGATGGGGGCCTGTTCGATGGTGGGGGTGGAGAGCTTGATGACCTTGTAATCGTACCGGTAGGTGATGGTTCGCTTTTCGCCCAGGCTGATGGGGTCGGCCTCGCGTTTGTTAGAGACGGGGGGGTATTTGTCGGTTTCATCGAAGATGACGTACCGAATGGGCTTGTTGGCCAGCCGGGCGGCGGACCCGGCCCATGCCAGGTAGATGGGCATGTGGGCCAGCTTGATGCGGAGCGATGTTTTATCGTCCTCCCAGCCGGTGAGGTAGGACCGGAGGCGGGGGGAGGCCTCGATCATGGGGAGGATACGGTCTTTGGAGTTTTCGCGGGCGGTGAGGGCGTCGGGGTAGACGTAGAGAACCGGACCCGGGGCGCGGTCGACGGCCCAGCCCACGAAATTATTGACCGCCTCGGTTTTGCCGATCTGGGGCGCGGCGCACAGGATCACGGTGCGGATGGACGGCCAGGCCATAGCGTCCATGATCCCCACGAGGTACGGTGTCACCTCGTTTCGCCACGACCCCTGATATTTGCCCATGGTGATCACCCGGTGCCGCTCGGCCCAGGCCGACACCTTGATCCGCTTTCGCTTTTTAAGTATCCGCCGCTCGGCCTCGCTGAACGCGAACCGAATCAGCCCGGCCGGCGACGGAAGCCCGGCGAACCAGCGGGAGGCGGAGCGGGGGATGGTAGTGATGAGATCCATAAAACACCTTTTCTCGCGCAGAGACGCAGAGGCGCAGAGGGGGTTATGGGTTGTGGACCCTGTTCCCGTGATTGGGAACAGGGGGGGTTAATGTTATTGCGCGACCCTTGTCGCGTGCTATTATTTGAGGGGTGGCAATGCTTTGCTTGGCATATATTTCAAATTTGTCTTGGAATTGGACCGGACTGCATTCCATGCTATGATGCTTCTGTATGCCAACTCGTGATTTGTCACTTTTCGGTAGAAAGATCCTTGTTGACACCCATAGAGCCCTGATTTGATCAAAAACTCTCTGAGTTGCATCTCGGGCATGTCTTTCCTGAGTCCCTCTCCATCTCTCGTATTCTGCCAAAAGATCGTGGCGTCTTCGCTGTCTTTGCGATATGTCTTAATCATTATAGCCACCACAGCGGCCCTCGCCAGATGTTTCACCGAGGTTCGAGTGGCCTTGGCATTCCCTTCAAAGGTTAAAACGGAAGCTATAAAATCCCCTTCCAGTAAATATTTTGCCAGGTATTGCACGCGGACATCTTTCGTGATAGCGTTACGCTCATTGGTACTTCCTACGCCAGAAGTAAAACTGAATCTCGTATTAGATATGTTGTTCAAGAGGCCTGCTGCCGAAACCACCAAAGAGCTCACCCACAGAGGCCACGTCACACCCAACGCTTCAGCCTCGACCTTGATCATTTCACGAAGAGATCTGGGCAGATATTCAAATTGACGATAAGCCTCCGACAACTCCCGCGCATTCTCAACTCTGAATTTTTCCAAGACGCACGGATATGTCTCACCTGACTTTATAATTGCTTGGCACTGATGTTGGCCATTTATCATAATGTCGGCGTTTAAATAGCTGGCAAAAGAAACCTCGGCATACCGGAACAGCCCTTGAACCATTTTTTTTGCAAGATCGTTTACATGGTGTGGCCGCAATGCTCTTTGTGTGCTATACGTGTTGAAGTTCAAATAATGTTTCGCCAAATCCGGCGACAACTCAACATTCCGACGTTCAATTAATCTTTTTCTTAAATCTAACATCTCGCATCCTCCCTTTCCCTTTCAAACATTGATGACATTGACGATCTGTTGAGCGCATGCCAAGGCGTATTCTTTCGACGTATTTTTCCATGCCTCCATCTTCACCCGCTGCATTTCCCACAAAAATGCGTCGAATGCTTTTTGAAACGCCTCATCCCGCCGGTTGGCCCGCTCCCAGATCTCCCTTTCCCGCTCTCTCTGTTTTTTGGTTTTTTCTTTGGAATCAAGTCGCCTTTTTTGCGTTTCCTCATACGCTTTGTTGATGCTGATCTCCCCCTGTTCAATTGCCTGTTTGGTCTCATCGTCGCCGTGGTCTAAAACAGTGCGAACTTGCTCTACCTTGCGGGCGGATATGCCCAGAGTTTGGGCGGTCTGTTCGGCGGATTTTGGATTTCGTGTTTCTGACTTGGCGCAAGATTGCGCCAAGTCTGTTCTCTCTCCCCGCTCTTTCCGCTTATCCATCCACTCAATACACTTCCACAGCTCCGCATCACTCAGGTTTCGCCGGTCCCTCTGCCGGTGGATGGCGTACTCGACCGCTGCATCGTCGGTATCGAATGATTTTTCAATCACAGGAACCTGCAATAAGCCGAGGGCCTGGGCTGCCATATAGCGGGTGTGGCCGTCCACGCAGACCAGCTTTCCGTTTCGCTTCCAAACAATAAGGGGCTCGGCTTCATCAAACCCATGATGTGTGATGTTCTCCTGAATCGCCCGAAGCGTTTTATTGTCAACCGGGAATATTTCGCTGAAGGGTTCCGCTATATGGACCTGGCCGATGTCGATCATTGAGGTTTCTCCTTCTCTGCTGGTTTTATTCGTGCACCCACCACGCGGTTGACGCGCCAGGTGGAGCGGTTGGCGCCGATCATTTCGACCTCGATTTCTCCTACCTCTTGGTCGATTGCGTTGAAAAGCTCGTCTTTTTCCCTGGTGAATGCCGATAAGTGGGTTTCCAATATATCCATTACGGTTTGGTGGGGGGCGTTGTCGAAGAGTTCAACCACCTGGTTGAGTTGGCTAATCCAACACGACAGCCAAAACTCCAATTCGACGGCATACGTGTAGACCGCATAACCATAGGGCGACATGTAGACGGAATCGCCATCGGCAGAGATGATTTCTTTTAGTTGGGTTTCGGGGCGGATGTAACAGGGGACAATACGCTCAGATGTGTCCTTTTTGGGCATGATGGAACCTCCTACGATTTGAGAGTTGATATCGCCGAGCCCTAAAAATAAAGCGGCCCGAGTGGTTCTCACGTCCGTAGGAACGCCCCAGACCTCGCGGTATCCGGGCCACTCGAGCCGCAACAGCTCGCTCTTAAATTGGCTTACCCCCCTTTCCGTAGCCGACATCAGACACGGAGACAAGGGCGCACCTACGGTTTGAGAGCTTCCTTTATAGCCCAAACCGGAGATGCTGTCAACCTTTTTTTGAACGATACAGTTTATCAATTTCTCTGCGCCTCTGCGTCTCTGCGCGAGATTATAGGGTTAGCTGAAATTCGCCGGCCTGGCTTAAGCGGTTGAAAAGGTCGTCCAACTGCTGGCCCATGGCATCGATGAGGGGGGCCGTGGATGCCGGGTCGCCGGAGACAATGCCGATCCAGTCGCCTGCGCAGGTCAGGTGCAGGTTGCGGACATTGGCCTCGATGACGCTGATGGCGGCGGCGCGGGTGAGGTCCGCCTCGTCCCGGGGGACAAACAGGCCTTCTTTCACTTTGAGTTCGTGGGTCAGGATTTGGGTCTGCTTTTCGAGTTTGAGGGTTTCCAGCTCCAGCTTTTTGCGCTGGGCTTCCTCCAGGCCTTTGAGTGGGTCGCCCAACAGCTTGAGGGTTTTGGCATAGGCATCGGCATCCTTTTTGAGCACCGATCCATCGGGTTGAACGCGGATCTGGTGGTCTTTGCGGTCTTTGTAGATCTTGGATTTTGCAATCTTGAACCCCTGGCTTTTGAGGTAGGCCACCACGGCCAGGACATTCGGGAACCGCTCGGCCTCGGGGTGGTAGATCGGCCACATGCGGTCGATGGCCTCGGCCAGGCCTGCGCGGGCCGCATCCAGGTCGCGCTTGCGGGCAGCCGTGGGATCGTCGTTGTAGGCCTTTAAACAGGAAACGGTGGCGTTGTGGCAGATCTTGAGCTCCACCTTGTCGGTGTCGCCCGCGATTTCCAGTAATCGGTTCAATCGGTCTGTCATGGGGGCACTCCTGTACATCGGCCCCGCCAGACCGGATGGATGGGTTGAGTCGGGTTAGTGTCTGCATGTCACACATACAGCCAGTCGCCATCGATGCGGCGTTTTGCAAATGACACATGATTTTCGTAACAGTCGGCGCAGAAAAACCAGTTATTGTTCATGATATCGTGGCCGCACAGTCGGCACTTGCGGCGGGGCTTTTGCGGCGCCGGGTCTTTTTTCGGTCGCGGGTTTTTGGGGGGTCCCTGGTGTCGCAAATAAAGCTCCCGTTTCCAACGGTATTGGCAGTCGGGGGCGTCGCACACGGTCCTGCGGTATTGAGTGCGGGTAATATCGGCCCCGCAATATTTGCAGGATCGTTTCGGTAATGCGGCAGGGCGGCCCCGTTTGATTCGTGCCTGCGTGTTGCAACACTCGCGGCAGATGTGGCCTTTTTTCGTTGGAAAGGCCGCTATTGGCTTTGTTTGGCCGCAGCGACGGCATTCTTTCGAATCCATGACAGCTTTGGGTTTCATAGGTATGGTTCCTTGTTAGGGTCTGCATCGGTCATTGGCAGCGGTCGCTGGCTGGGCTGGGTGCGCGTGCGCATGACGCGGAAGCCGTTTCGCCGGGCCTGGTCGATGAGGTAGAGGGTTTGTTTGATGTGGTAATTCACTTCCCACGGGGCCAGTTGAAGGGAATAGGCCGCCTGCTCCTTGGACATCCCTTCCTCGGCCACCAGCATGAGCGCGTTGAACGCCTGGTCGGTAATGACCACGGCGGGTGTGTTGGTTTCAGCCATATCAGTCTAACCCCAATGTGTTTCTTGCAGTTCCATAGATGCGAAATTTTTCATTGATAACACCTTCCATTTCGCCGACCATAAACAGACGGATACGAAACCAGTCGTGAAAGTCGGCGATTACTTCCAGGGACGCATCGATATCGCCCTCAACGACGTTTTGCCTTAGAGACGATAGCATCATTGCCTTATTCTCCTTTAAAACGGAATATCATCCTCCGGCGGCGCGGTTGCAGCAGGGGCGCGTTCGGGAGGGGGGTCACCGTAATAGTCGCGGGAGGCCGTCTGCCCGGCGCCGCGCGTGTCGAGCATTTGCATGGACTGGGCGATAATGTCGGTTGAATACCGCTTGTCCCCGTCCTTTTCGTAGCTGCGGGTCTGGAGCTTCCCCTCCACATAGATCAACGCCCCCTTGCGGAGATATTCGTGACAGATCTCGGCCAGGCGGCGCCAAAAGGTGATCCGGTGCCACTCGGTCAGTTCCTTTTTCTCCCCTGTGTTTTTGTCCTTCCACGTTTCGGACGTGGCCACCGACAGACGGCACACCGCAGTCCCGTCGTTCGTGTACGCCAACTCCGGGTCCTTCCCGAGGCGGCCAATAATATGGACTTTATTGAGGCTGGCCATTTACGTTCCTCCCTTTAACAGTCCTGCTTGAGACCTTATTGGTTGCTTTTCGCTTTTCCAGGATGTCAGCCATGTCTCGAAGTTTTTCAGCGACATACCTGCGATCGATCGCCCTAAAGTCGTATGCTGCCTCCACCCCAACGGCCATGTGTTCCACCACTATTTGAGCCATTTGGCTTCCGCAATAATCCTTTTCTTTCATCGATTTTCTCCTTTTGTTCTCTGCGCCTCTGCGCGATAACATGCCGTCATTTCTTATCGCATGCCTCCAGCACCGCTCACGCGTCGGGTCAACAGTGGGCGCGGCAGTGTTCGATTTCGACCGTGACGCGGTCCATGAGGCCATTGGCCTGGTCGCGTACCTCGGGCCATGTGGAGAGGGTGCGCATAAAGGAGAACCACTCCACAAACCAGATCTCGACCCTGTCGACCTCATCCAGCGTCATGGCCGTCCCTCATCTTCAACCGGACCAACTCGGCCCGTTTGTCAGCCAGAATGTTTTCCAACTCCATGATCTGCATCTCCAGCTCCGACCTGCCCGATGTGGCGCAGATGCCCAACACAATGATTGTCAGACAGATCCCTATTAAAAATCCTGTGAGTGCCATCCACATGCCATATCTCCTGTTAAGCGTTTGACAACCGATGGCACTCATTCACACACTTAGTGATCAGCGTATCGTACGCAAACGGGTCCGCCATGGTCTGCCAGGGTTTCGGTTTGCCGATAGGCTCCAGCCACTTGTGGACCCATTGCCAGCCCACAGACGCCCCACACCGAGGGCAGGTGTCGCCGACGAAGATCTCATCGCATTCGATACAGAGCTTTGCATCCTTCAGATTCATTTTTTCCCCTCCCCTTTTAAAAATCCAAACCAAGGTCCAAACGACCGCCTGGCGCCTGCCGCCGGCGACCGCAGCTTTAAACTTATCCAAATTGAGCCATATCCCACATAATCTGCTGCTCGACGGTGCGAAACTGATCTTTTGCTCTGGAGGTGATCGCGTCGAGGGTGGCTGGGTGGTCAGTAAAATCGAGAACAACTTTGAGCCGGTGCCGCTTGATGGTCGATGCGGCATCCTTTCGCTTCTGCGCGAAACAGTCGCGGCAGAGGGTGTTGACGACAACCCCGTTTTTGTCGATGATCGCCTCGTTTTTGCCGCATTCCTGACACGGGTTGGTGAGAACTTTGGAGGCGGGCTGTCGTGGTTTTCGTGAGAGACTCGGGGCTTCAGTAGGTTTTGGCATGGGGTCGATCCTCCCTGTTGTCTGATATTCGATTTGGGCGCCCTGCTCGCAATGCAAGCATGATAGATACCGTTTGTGGGCGAGAAAGTTTGATTTTAGGCCGTCTCTGACCATGCGGGCCATGATGCGGTATTGAACGCACCGGTCGCGCTTCATCCAGCAGCTCAATCGGTCGCAGAAGAAATACGCCGGATCTGATTTCATATCGATTGCTGCCTCGGCCATTACAGAAACCATCCTTTCGGCAGGTGGGACTGTATCCAGGCGCGAATGTCCACGCCCTGCTGGTAGGCCTCGCCGGGGTCCTTTCCCTGGGGGACCGGGCAGAGGCGGGCTTGTGGGTATTGGGCCAGCCACCACTGGGAGGCGTCCTGGCCGGCTTTGTCGGCATCGAGGGCCACCAGAATAGATGATGCGGTGGACAGGGCGGCCCATGTTACGACATCGGGTTTGCGCGATGCGTTGCCCAGGGCGATGACGCCGGTCATGTCGGAGGCCTGGTTGTCGATCAGGATCGCGTCGAGCTCCGACTCCACGATGGTGTAGGCGAACCGGCCATAGGGATACTTCTTCATCAGGCACCGCATGTCGCTGCCGGGAATGATGTAGTAGGGGGGATCGTCGGCATGGGGGCGGCGAATGCGGATGCGCAGGACCTGGTCCTCGAAATAGAGCGGGATCACCAGGCCGATGGGGAACCAGAGGCGCTTGGGCTGGCCGTTGGGCTTGATGTCGGGTTCGAGGCCCCAGGTCTGGCGGGGGCGGAAGATGTCGGCGCCGTTTTCGCCGGGGTTGAAGCCCAAGCGGAAGTGTTTCATCTCCATGTCGTTGATGCCTCGGGCTTCGAGCCAGGCGCGACATTCCATGGCGCCGGGGGTGGCTGGCCGAACGCGGTTGGTGGGGGGGATATACATCAGGTGGCTGTGGCACCAGTCCACGAAGGCGGCAGCCTTGTCGCGCCATGGACGAGATGGGCCAGGGGTTGCAGGGCCCGGGGCGTAGGGCTCGGGTGCGGCGGCGCGGCGAGGGGGGGCCGAAGGGGCGCTTGAATCGGAAGCGGAGGCCGAAGGGGGCGGCGCCTGCAGTTGAGTCGGGATCTGTGGCGTCTTGAACGGCTGGGGGCGTTTGCGCTCGATCTCTTTACCCAGGCGGGCGCAGGCTTCCTGAAACGAGAGATTTTCGAAGTCTCGCAAGAACTGGATGGCGTCGCCAGTCTTGTTGCACTGGCGGCACCAGTAGGATCCTTCACCGTTGTTTTCCTCGGGCCAGATGTGAAAGCGGTCCTTGCCATGGCAACCAGGGCAGGGGGAATGGTATTCGCCGCCCTTGTTGGAGGACACCTTTTTGGCGACAACGTATTTTTCGGCGAGGTCGAGGACGTTGGTGGTCATTTCGATGAATCCTTTTTAAAGGTCTGCGCCTTGGGGCAGGTGGCCCAGTGGGGCATATACACGTCGATCACCTGGCCAATGCCCTCCTTGACCTGGACGGCCTTGAACGGGGCGGCGTTCAGGGGCATTTTTTTACCGGCTGCGGTGTCTACCCAGAGCAGTTTTGCGCCGCAGGCTTTACAGGTTGCTGCCATATATGCACCTCCAAAACAGGCAAAAGTGGCGGTTTGGACCATTGAATCGGTCGATGCAGCTTTCAGTTTGATAAAAAAAAGCTCTATTCATAAACATATTAAATACTTACCTTCTTTTTATATATATCTCTTAGGGATGATTGGACTATAAAACGCCTATATGATAGAAAAAACAAAACTGGGTTTTTGAAATACCGGCTATATAGGCGTGGATCGTCCAATGGTCCCATTCGTCCCATTATTGCGCCCCTTGGGTGAGCAGTCTAAGCCCTTGATAGTAAAAAATGCCGGATTTGACTTTTTCAAACCGGCCTTTCATGAGTTTTCCGAATTTCTTCTGACTGATGCTGGCCTTCTTGGAGACGTTTTCCTCAAACCAGGCCTTGAAGGCATCGTACAAATCGGATGCCTGGACGCGGGATTCGGGGGAGATGTAACAGCGTTCCTCGATGAAGTCGGCGAGGAGGTCCTCATCGCGGCGATATTCTTCGGTGGCCTGGCGGATCACCTCTGGAGGGGCGAGGCCGATCTGTTGCCACTTGAGACATCCGCGGACCAGCCAGGCCAAAATGCCGGACGCCTCGGCCTGGAGCTTTTCGCCCAGGTCTTTGTCGGCTTTGAACTCGTTTTCCTTTTGGGGTTCGCGGTCAACAAAGCTGTAGTTGAAGGGGATCAGGTGGACCCGTTCCCAAAAGGCGAAATCAGAGGCCGGCGCGTGGGGCTTGTGGTTGGTCAACAGGATCAGGGTATGGGTGGGCCTGAAATGGGTCTCGCGGCGGTCATGGGGCGAGCGGCCCACCAGGGTGTCGGAGCCGGACAGCCATTTAATGCGGCTGGGGGAGAACTTGCGGTCCTCATCCGCCTCGGATGCAAAGGCCATGCGAAGGCCGCGAAGGGCCATAATGTCGGGAGACGGGCCTGCACTGTTGCGGCTGCGGCCCTGATCCAGGAGCATTTCGGATTGAATGGGAGCCGCCAGGGGACCCAGAACCCGGGAGATGGTCTCGACAATGGTGGTCTTTCCGTTGCGGCCCTGTCCCCAGAGGATCGGAAGGATGTTCTCCTTGGGCACACCGGTCACGGCGTAGCCAAAAAGGCGGTTGACGTAGGAGATAAGCTCGTCCCCGCCGGCGAAAATCTCAGACAGGGTCTTGTCCCAGGTGGGGCAGGGGGTATCGATGGCGGTCCATTGTATTGGCGAAGCTTTGCTCAGGTAGTCGGTAGGGCGTCCTGGGCGGAGCTCACCGGTACGCAGGTCGATCACCCCGTTGGCGCATGCGAGTAGCCAGGGGTCCTGATCGAGCTGCTCTCCGAGGATGGCGAGGGGTTTGGCGTTGTTGAGGTGGGCCATACGCAGGCAGTTGAGACGGCCTCGGTCGGATCGAAGGCGTTTAACCCGGTTGTAGATCTCTTTTTGGATATGCTCCAAACTGGATTGAGCATCTTTGTCTTTGTGGGAAATGGCCTGGTCGATCTGGTCTACCAGCCGATGGGCCTCCTCCAGGTAGGCAAGGGCGACCGATTCAACGGCAATGTGGGACAAATCGAGTTCGTCCAGTTGCCAAAAATGCTCAGACCATGCCATCCATTCCTGCGCCGATTTGTTGAAAACGAATTTTCCATCCTGCAGGGCGGCATACAAGGTTCCATCGCCCAGCTCGTTGGCGAACAGGCAGTCCCTGATAAATTGCGATGGCAGGCCTGTGGACATGTCGTTACCCATTCCGTTTTTCCGCTCCATTTGCATCCTGAAAAATGCGCGAGCTTCGAGGC